CCCGTCTCCAGCTTCGACACGGCCGCGCAGTAAAGGAACCGCATGTCCCTCGCCACCCAAGTCTCCGCGCTCGCCACGCGCGTCGGCGCCGCCATCAAAAGCCTCACCGCCGACGTCGGCGATAAGGCCGCGCTCACCACCACCGCCAAGGGCAACCTCGTTGCCGCCATCAACGAAGTGAAGGCCGGCGCGCTCGCCGCTTCGCAGAAAGGTGCCGCCGGCGGCGTCGCCTCGCTCGACGGCAACGGCAAGGTGCCCGCGAACCAGATCCCAGCCACGGCGATCGTCGACACCTTCGTCGTCGCGTCGCAGGCGGCCATGCTCGCGCTCAACGCTGCGGAAGTCGGCGACATCGCCATCCGCACGGATCTGAACAAGACCTTCATCCTCAAGACCACCGGCTACGCCACGCTCGCCAACTGGCAGGAACTGCTCACGCCCACCCAGGCCGTCTCCAGCGTCAACGGCAAGACCGGTGCCATCACGCTCGTCGTCGGTGACATTGCCGGCCTGCAAGCTGCCCTCGATGTGTCCGCTACGCGCACCGACATGGGCGACGCCGCCACCGATTTCGTCGCCTCGTTCAACGCCGCGCTCACCTGACGCGCAGCACTTCGCACAGGAGCCCGCATGTCCCTCGTCGCACAGATCGACAAGCTCGCCAAACGCGTCGCGCAACAGTTCAACGCGATGGCCAACTCCGTCGCCCAACAGGTCGGCGTCGTCTCGAACGCGACCACGCAGCAGATCAACGCGCTCGCGGCCACTGTTGCCGCGCAGGCCATCACGTCCGGTGCCAACTGGGTGCGCCTACCGGACGGCCGGCTCCTGCAGTGGGGGCGCGTGAACATGGAAACCGTGAGCGTGCAGTACCGCGGCGGCGGCTACCAGGGTGCGTTCATCCCCTTCAACGTCGCTTTCCCCAGCCGCACGCTCGGTGTCTTCCTGCAGCGAACGCTCGAAGACGGCGGCGGCATGGAATTCAACACCGGCGACGGCGGGGCCACCGTCGATGAAAACGCCGGCGTCAGCCGCGCCGGTTTCAGCCTGCTCTTCGAAGACGACGCCGCCGGCCAAAACCTCTTCTACTGGTTCGCCCTCGGGCAATAGGAGGCACTGTGTTTCTCACCATCGATGCCGACGGCAATCCCACCGGCTACTACCTCGACGACGATGCGGCCCTGCCGGCCGGCGCCATCCCGATCGACGACGACACCTACCGCGCGCTCCTCGCCGGCGGCCGCCGTTTCGTCGACGGCGAGGTGGTCGCCTTCACGCCGGCCACGCCGAACCTTGCCGACGTCCAGCAGCGCAACCTTGCGCGGATCGACGCCGCGGCCGATGCCGCGCGGCTTGCCGTCGCCGGCGACCCGGTGCGCGTCGTCGAATATCAGACCGCCGAACGCGAGGCGGCCGCATTCCGTGACGCCGGCTTCGACGGCGCCGTGCCACCCACGGTGCAGAGCTGGGCCGAAGCCAAAGACTGGACGCCGCGCGCCGCGGCGGAAGACATCCTGCGCGAAGCGGCTGCGTGGACGCAGGCGTTGCTCGCATTGCGGGACATCCGCCTGAAGGCGAAGGAAGGCGTGCGCAGCGCTGCCGACATCGAGGCCGCCGACGCGATCACCGCCGGCGCGCTCGACGCCATTGCCGCCGTCCGCCGCGCGGCGGCCACCGCGTAAGGCGCCGGCTATGTTTCTCGCGTTCTACAAGGCACGGGGCACGTGGTTCGACCGGCTCATCCGCTTCGTTACGCGCTCGCCGTATTCGCACGTCGAGGTCGCGATCACACCGCTGCCGAATGGCCGGTGGCTGTGCGGATCGTCGAGCGTTCGCGATGGCGGCGTGCGCCTCAAGGCGATCACGCTCTCTCAGGACAACTGGGATCTGTGTTTCGTCGGCGGAGATGCCTACGCCGTGCGCGCCTGGTTCGAAGCGCGCGCCGGCGAGCGCTACGACTGGCTCGGCGTCCTGCGCTTCGTGCTCCCGTTCGTGGGGCAATCGTCGCGGCGCTGGTTCTGCTCGGAAGCCTGCCTTGCCGCGCTGGGGCTCGTCGAGACATGGCGCTTCAGTCCAGCCGATAGCGTGGTGCTCGCCGCCGCACTGAACAAGTAAGGACAGCGGCCGTGTCGGGTGCAGCAACACCCGACACGGCCACATCAACCCACTGAATGCCCAGTGAGCCACGCCAAGGCCGCCCGCTTCGAGCTCAAAGCGGCCGAAGGCTATCGTCAACGCCAAGAGGCTCACATGACGCAAGACATGGAAATCCGTTGCGGCCACTGCCGCAAGAAGCTCGGCGAGGGGACGTACATCCGCCTCGCCATCAAGTGCCCGCGCTGCCGGACACTCAATCACCTGACCACGGCCACGAGCCACGCCCCCGCGCGCCACGAGCACCGGGAAGCGAACCATGCAACGCAACACCCTTCATGCGGGCGACTGCCTGCCGTTCCTGGAATCCCTGCCGGATGAATGCGTCGACGCGCTGATCACCGACCCGCCCTACGGCAGCGGCGGCCTGCACCTGTCGTCGCGGCAACTGCCGGTCAACGACAAGTACCAGCAGACCGGCACGAAGCGGCAGTACCCGGCCTTTCACGGCGACGCACGTGACCAGCGCTCGCATCTGCGCTGGTCCGTCATGTGGCTCTCCGAATGCCTGCGTGTGCTCAAGCCCGGTGCGCCGGTCTGCGTTTTCTCGGACTGGCGGCAGTTGCCGCTGACGACAGACGCGCTGCAGGCCGCCGGCTTCACGTGGCGCGGCATTGCCGTGTGGGACAAGACCGAAGGCGTGCGGCCCGGCCTCGGGCGCTTTCGCGCCCAGGCGGAATACATCGTGTGGGGCAGCAAGGGGCACTTGCCGGCGGATCGTAGCGTTGGAGCCTTGCCGGGCGTGTTCCGGCACTCGGTGCGCCAAGCGGACAAACATCACCTCACGGGCAAGCCAACGGACCTCATGCGCCAGCTCGTGAAAATCTGCCCGCCGGGTGGCGTGGTGCTCGATCCGTTCGCGGGCTCGGGGACGACGCTGCTTGCGGCACAGCTTGAGGAGCGCGATTGGATTGGCTGCGAAGCGGAGGCCGACTACACTTCGATCGCTTCATCCCGCCTCAAGATTACTCCTTGAGAAGTGCAGACGAGCAAGCGTCGGATACCTGAGCACTACGTCATGACTCTACGACTTGAGACCCCGAAAGCAGCACCATTCCTGCAACCCGCTACTGACCTACCTGGCACGTCGATACCGTCCAAATACTGGCTAGGACCTTACGCGGTCGCGGTCGCGGTGCTCTACCTCTGGGGGTATTGGCAGCCTTTTCACATAAACGTTCTTGAGTACATTGGTGTCGCGGATATCGTCAAAGCGGCCGTCTATCCAATAGCATCTGCGTTTGTATTTACGGTCATCGGAGCATGTTTGGGGCAACTCGGAACAGACGATCTGAGTCCAGGCGGCGGAGCTGACACCAAGATCGGGAGGTTCCTTCGAAAGTGGGCTGCTGCAATTGTTGGTTGCTACCTGATACTTACGACTTTGCTCTGGTTGTTCGGCCCGCCGGAGAAATGGTTCGCCTTGCCGCTACTCCTAACACTTCCCATAGTCGTTGCCATCCGACCTCTAGGCCTATTTTTCCCCGAGGTTCGGTCGGAGAAGGCTCGGTTTGTTGCGACCTTCCTCTTAGTTGCGCTGGTTCCATTCGCGTACGGGCGCGGGGTGTTGAATGCGAACGAGGTGCTCGCTGGCGGCAGCTACACATACGCCGCATCTGATATCCCAGGGCAGTCTGCCCCAACGGGAAGCAACGCGCAGGAGCGTCCGCGATACGTTGGCAAGACGGGCGACCGTTACGTGTTCTTTGATCCGGTTTCTCGCTCGGTTCTGTCAATTGCCGCAACGGAGCTAAAGGCGCTGGGCCTGAAGCGACATGACGTACCTTCAAGCGCGGAGATCCTTCTCCTGCCTAAGAGCGCAGGTGCCAGTCCCCCACGGACATCCGATCACTAAACCACTCGGCCTTTAGTGGGCTTGCATTATTTGATCTCAGCTTCTGACGCCACGACATACAGATAAGATGCAACAACAGAATCGAATGCAACGGGTTGCCACCGTCGTTGCCATGCTTCTTGGTATCTGGGGCGCTGGTTTGAGCACCTACCAGCAACTGCGCCTAAACCAGAAAGAGAAACCGACTATTTACACTCAGTTGACGGTTTCGCGTGAGCCCTATCTCGAGAACGCCAAGTCTCGTCCCGCAACCTTCGCCGTGAAGGTTCACAATTCCGGTGAAGCATCAATCACGCTACGCTCAATGGTTTCGTTCGTTGTGTACAACCCGGCGTCAGGTCTGTCGAGCATGTTCCGTGGGCATTTCGATTCGGAAGACCGATATCCACTGCCGAGGACTTTGAAGCCAGGCGATCAGGTTTCAGCCACGGCGATTGCTGATGAATCCGAATCGCTATTTGGTCCTGACGTGCAATACCTGGTTGTTGTTCAAGGGATCGATAATCAATTCTATGTCGCCGAGAACACAGAAGGGCCGATCAGGGACGCGACCGCCGCCGCGACATTGCGACAGCACGCCAAGTACCAGTCGATGATCGATTTTGAAAGCAGGGCAGCGGTCGCAGTATCACAATAGCGAACGCCGGTGCCTCAACTAGAGAACTCTAAAATGCCAGATTTTGCCGCTATTGGATCGGTCCTCTCCAGCCTGAAGACTGCCGCCGACATTGCCAAACTCCTTCGAGAGACGGATTTTTCATTAGAGAAGGCGGAGTTGAAACTCAAGTTGGCTGAACTCATGGGCGCGCTTGCCGATGCCAAAATGGAAATGTCGTCGGTGAATGACGCAATCATTGAACGAGAGCGTCGAATCTCAGAACTCGAAGAGGCTTTTCATCGGAAGGCGAGCGTCGTGCGGGACCGAGACGCGTACTACACGGTCGGAGACGACGGGAGGCCGGTCGGCCAGCCGATGTGCCTTCGCTGCTGGGACGTCGAGCACCGGCTTTTCGAGTTGCATACGGAAGCCAAGGATCGCTTCGTCAAGGTTTGCCCTGCATGTCGCTCGCGTTACGAGGCGCGCATGGCTCAGAATCTGCCACCAGGAGCGTCGACCGCTTCCTAGTCCCCAGCGAAGCCCGTTTGTCATTGACACCAACGCCAATCCGAATAGGAGTCCCTCATGTCGTCCCCCATATCAATCAACGTGATTCCAGCTTCGCCAGGTTTTGCTACGCTTATTGACCTGGAGGACGAGCGGGAAGTCGTCGTAGGTGAGTCGGTTATCGCTTTTCGGATCGAGACGTATCGTGAAGCCATGGGCGAGAGCGTGTACTCCGTTTGCGTGCCTCTGACAGTAGATGGCGATGCCGTCTCGAACTGCATCGGTGTTCAGAACCCGGACAAGACCGTGACGGTCTTTGAATCTGCGTCGTATGAGACTCTAGAGGCGCTGCAGGTGAGCCGGTATCCCGCTTGAGAGGTCCGCGCAGATCCGCGGTTGTCTTCGGACCCGCCACCCGGCGGGTTTTTCTTTTCCAACGCCAGCCCGCGCACGTAGCAGCCCCCTACACAACAACCCACCCACGACGCCGCCCCGTGCGCGCGCTACCTTCGACTCCTGAAAACCAGCCCAGCGCTCAACCTTCAGGAGTCAGCCAGTCATGGCCCAGGATTACCACCACGGCGTACGCGTGCAGGAGGTGTCGGACACGGTCCGTTCGATCCGCACGATCGACACCGGCATCATCGGCATGGTCGTCACCGCCGACGACGCGGACGCCGACGCTTTCCCGCTCAACGAACCCACCCTTATCACCGACATCTACGGCGCGCTCGGGAAAGCGGGCAGCACCGGCACCTTCGCCCGCGCGCTCGACGCCATCAAGGATCAGACGCGCCCGCTGATGGTCGTCGTGCGCGTACCCGAGGCCGAAACCGAAGCGCAGCAGACCGCCAACGTCATCGGCGGCGTCACGCTCGATGGCCGCAAGACCGGCATTCAGGCGCTGCTCACCGCGCAAAGCCGCTGCGGCGTGCGCCCGCGCATTCTCGGCGTGCCTGTGCTCGACAATGCGGCCGTCACCAACGAACTCATCACCGTCGCACAGGCCACGCGCGCCATGGTCTATGCCGGCACGCATTGCGAGTCGATCGAGGACGCCGCCGACTACCGCAAGAACTTCGGCCAGCGCGAGCTGATGCTGATCCACGGCGACTTCACCGCGTTCGACACCGCCACGCAGCGCATCGACGACGCCTACACCGTTGCCCGCGCGCTCGGCCTTCGCGCCAAGATCGACGCGGAGGAAAGCTGGTCGCGGTCGCTCTCCAACGTCGTGGTCAACGGTGTCACCGGCATCGCGCAGAGCATCAGCTGGGATCTGCAGGACCCGAACACCGACGCCGGGTATCTGAACTCGCACGAGATCACTACGCTCGTGCGTCGCGACGGTTTCCGCTTCTGGGGCTCGCGCACCTGCGCGCCGCAGAACGGTGACTTCATGTTCGAGACCTACACGCGCACCGCGCAGGTGCTCGCCGACACGATCGCCGAGGCTCAGTTCGAAGAGATCGACACGAAGATGCTCCCGGTGCGCGTCAAGCACATCATCCAGAGCATCAACGCGAAGCTGCGCGCCATGACGCGCGAAGGCGACCTGCTCGGCGGCGAAGCCTGGTTCCCCGAGGATCTGAACGCGCCCGAGATCATGAAGAGCGGCAAGCTCTGGATCAGCTACCAGTACACGCCGGTGCCGCCGATTGAAAACCTGATGCTGCGCCAGACGATCACCGACACGTACCTCGTCGACTTCGCCGCCGCCGTTGCGGCCGCTTAAGGAAGGAACCCGCAATGGCACTCGCGAAAGTCCTCAAGTTCTTCACCGTCCACGTCGACGGCATGGGCGGCGTCGGCGAATACGAGGAGATCAAGCTCCCCGACATCGAGTTCGAAATGAAGGACTACACCGGCGGCGGCATGATCTCGCCGGTAAAGATCGACATGGGCCTGAAGGCGCTCGAAACCGAACTTACCGCTGGCGGCTGGATGCCCGACGTGCTCGCCACCATGGGCCGCCGCACGCTCGACGGCGTGCCGATCATGTTCCTCGGCTCCGTGCAGAACGATGCCTCCGGCGACATCGACGCCGTCGAAATTCACATGCGCGGCCGCATCGAGAAAGCCGAGCGCGACGCCGCCAAGCAGGGCGACATCAACAAGCAGAAGTTCAAGTTCACGCTCGCCTACTACAAGGAAGTCTGGAACGGCGTCGTGAAGGTCGAACTCGACCCGCTCAACATGATCTGCGTCGTCGGCGGCACGGACGTCATGTCGGAGCACAAGACGAACATCGGCCTGGGCTGATCGCCCGCAACCTCACCTCGCGGCGGCGGGCGGCCCTCCTGCCCGCCGCGCTCTTCCACGCTCGCACACGAACATCATGGACAACACCGAACTCGACACCCAGGCCACGCCCAAGACCGAAGAGACCGTCACGCTCACGCAGCCGATTCGCCGCGGCACGGTCATCATCGACACGCTCACCATCCGCAAACCGAAGCCGCTCAACCTGCGCGGCATGAAGGTCGTCGACATCCTGCAGCTCGACGTCGACTGCATCGTGACGCTCGCGCAGCGCGTGGCCACGCCGCCGCTCACCGACGTCGAAGCGCGCAATCTCGACCCCGCGGACCTCACCAAGATCGGCGTGGCGGTGCAGGGTTTTTTCGTCGATCCCTCGACGCTGGAAGCGGTCAACGCCTGATCAACGACGTCGACGAGGCC